CCTTGGAAATTCTCCGGGGGTATATTTCGATTTGGGTTTTGGCTTGCCCCAGCCCTGTTAGTTCTCACGCCTGTTTCTTTGCTCCTTTCCAGGCGCGGGTTGGGGCAGGCGAAAACTCAGATCGAAGTATTAGAAAGGACGCGAAATGGTCAAAAAGAAGACCAAAACTCCTCGGTCTCCCGAGGAAGCTGAACGAATGGCTATCGTTGCTGCTATGGATATGGCTACACAGCAGATTCTTGACGGCACTGCAAGCAATTCAGTGATCCTCCATTTCCTTAAGCTGGGCTCCAGTCGCGAAAGACTGGAACAAGCTCGGCTTGAGGCGGACACAACACTTGCCAAGGCCAAGGTTTCGGCGCTTGAGTCTGCTGCCCGTACCGAGGAGCTGGTTTCTGAAGCACTGGCAGCCTTCAAGGTATATTCTGGAGATTCAGATGCTGAGTTACGATGAATTGAGCCATCTACATACGTTTGAAGAGCGGCTTGAATATTTGTCGCTTGACGGCGTATTTTTCGGTGAGACATTCGGCGGATCGAGGTGGTTGAACCAGGCTTTTTACCAAAGTGATATTTGGCGAGAAGCTCGAACTCGAGTAATTGCGCGGGATCTTGGTTGCGACTTGGGGCTTGAGGGATACGAGATCCACGACGGCATTGTTGTGCATCACATAAACCCGCTAACTCCAAGTCAGTGCGAGTGTTTCGATCCATGTATGTGGGATCTCAACAATCTTATTTGCGTGAGTCGAGACACCCACAATGCAATCCACTACGGAACCAAGGCATTGGCTCTCGATGATTTCAATCCGAGATCACCCGGCGACACCAAACTATGGTAGGTGAGTAGATGACTATCCTCGAAGATACGAAGACCTACCTCGGGTTGATGGAGGATGATGTATCGTTTGACAGCGAAATCAAAGATGCAATCGACAATGCTTTGGCAGTAGCAGTACAGCTAAACCACGAAGCAGAATCCATCCAATCTTCCGAGGCAGATTACCCCGCCACGGCTCTCGGTCGAATTTTACGTCAATACGTGAACTACTCAGTTCGCCTGGCGTTTGACCCGCCTCAGACCTCATTTGCTATCAAGGCGATTGAGGCTCTGAAGCAAGAGTCGGAATGGCGGTTAACCATTCAATGACTGGGAGAAAAACCATGAGCGAAGATTATCTGGCTCATTACGGGGTGCTCGGCATGAAGTGGGGCGTCCGTAAGAAGACTGCCAAGGCTGCCGCGGCTGCGGCGAAGAAGGCTGCTTCTGCCGCGAAGAGGGGGGCTAAAGCCGCATCCGAAAAGCACGCTGTAAATAAGGCTAAGCGGGCTCAGGAGGCTGCCGAACGAGCACGCAAGAAGCTTGAGAATCAGAAGCTGCGCGAAGCACGCAAGGCTGAAGCCGAACGTAAGAAGAAGCAGAGGGAAGCTGAGCGAGCTGAGAAGAAGCGTCAGGCTGAAGAGAAGAAAGCTGCCAAGGAAGCCGAGAAGAAGCAGAAAGAACTCGAGAAGCAGCGAGTTCCTAAGGGCGGTATTACCGCTGCTCTGCGGAAGGAAGCTCCTCGTCACCTGTCCTCGACTGATCTGATCGAGCAGAACAAGCGTCTGAATCTCGAGAAGCAGAATTATGAGCTCAAAGAGAAGCTCAAGGAGTATGAGAGTCAAAATAGGAGTGCGCTGGCCAAGACCGCGGACCTCTTCGTCGACGAGGCTCGAAAGAACCTGACGAAGTACGCGGCCCGTACAGCAACCGACATGCTAACCGCAGCTATCGACTCAAAGCTCAAGGGCACCGAGTATGCGGGCATTGCCAAGATGGCCAAGGACTCATTTAATCTCGACGCGATCCTTAAGAACTCGATGGACAAGAAGAAGTAGGTATGGCACTTTCTAATACTGCCACACCTAAATACTACGCCGAGTTTCGCGAAAAGGTACTCGCCGGAGAAATCCCTGTCTCTCGCACGATTGAGATGGAGATGAATCGGATCGACGACCTGATTGCCAATCCAAGGTATTACTACGATGACAAAGCAATCGATGGTTTCATCGCTTTCTGCGAAAACGAGATGACCCTTGTTGATGGTAGCGATCTTGAGCTGCTTGATTCATTCAAGCTCTGGGCTGAATCACTACTTTCGTGGTTTTACTTTGAGAAGGTGACCAAGTTCATCCCCGATGAAACTGGTCACAACGGCAAGTATGTCCAAGTGAACATTAAGCGGCGCTTGGTTAATAAACAGTATCTGATCATCGCGCGTGGAGCTGCAAAGTCCATGTATATGGCGTTCATTCACGCATACTTCCTCGTGATTGATCCGACGACAACACACCAAATCGCGACCGCACCGACCATGCCACAGGCAGAAGAAACACTATCCCCTTTTAAGACTGCCATCACGCGCAGTAAGGGACCTCTATTCAAGTTTCTTTCTGCCGGTACGGTCCACGCTACGGTGGGAGCAAAAGCCAATCGGTCTCTGCTCACTCCAACTAAGAAAGGGATTGAGAACTTCTCAACGAATTCGTTGCTTGAAATTCGCCCGATGAACGTGGACAAGCTTCAGGGCCTTCGCACAAAGGTGAATACCATTGATGAGTGGCTGTCTGGCGATGTTCGTCAGAACGTCATCTCAGCTTTGGAACAGGGTGCTTCAAAAGTGGACGACTGGGTTATCCTGGCTGTCTCGTCGGAGGGTACAGTCCGTAACGGTGTCGGTGATTCCATCAAAATGGAATTACTTTCGATACTTAAGGGCGAGTACTACGATCCACACACTTCGATCTGGTATTACAGACTGGATGATGTGAGTGAGGTCGCCGACCCCAATATGTGGATTAAGGCGCAGCCGAACTTAGGAAAGACTGTATCTTACGATACATATCAAAGGGATGTTGCCCGAGCCGAAAATGTTCCTTCGGCAAGGAACGATATTTTAGCAAAACGATTCGGCATCCCGTGTGAGGGATATACGTACTTCTTCACTTACGAGGAAACGATCCCTCACAATCCCCGGGAATTCTGGCAGATGCCGTGTGCTATGGGCGCAGATCTCTCTCAAGGAGATGATTTCTGCGCGTTCACGTTCTTGTTCCCGTTACCGACAGGTGATTTCGGGGTCAAGACTCGAGCGTACATCACGACGAGAACGTTCGACAAGCTACCAGCTGCCGGACGTGCGAAGTATGAGTCATTTATCAGAGAAGGTTCGCTCCAGGTCATGGACGGGACAATTCTTGACATGATCGAAGTCTACACCGATCTCGACGAGTACATCTTGAGATCTGAATACGACGTTAGATCGTTTGGGTATGACCCATACAACGCCAGAGAATTTGTTGAACGTTGGGCGACTGATAACGGTCCTTATGGCATCCATAAAGTTATTCAGGGTGCCCGCACTGAGTCAGTTCCGTTGGGTGAACTCAAGAGTTTGGCTGAAGACCGAAGACTCATCTTCGATCAGGAACTATTCTCATGGGCAATGGGTAATACCATTACCCTCGAGGACACCAATGGTAACCGGAAGATCCTCAAGAAGAGGATGGACCTTAAAATTGACTCGGTTGCAGCACTCATGGACGCGTGGGTCGCGTACCGTAACCAGCTAGACGACTTTAGTTGAGAGGAGGCTATATGGGTATAATGTCCCGCTTGACACGTGCATGGAACGTGTTTGTACATGATCATCCTGAGCGATACGCTCGGAGCAACTCCAGTGAATACAGACCAAGTTACCGGTCTATCGGTTCGACTAACTTGGTTCAGACTTTGTATAATAAGATCGCCCTTGATGTATCAAATACACCAATTCGACACGTCAAGGTAGATCAAAATGGCAGGTATGACTCCGAGAAGGATTCAAACCTTAATGAGTGTCTGTCGCTCATGGCCAACATTGATCAGACATCAAACATGCTGATCTACGAACTTGTATACACCATGCTCGAAACTGGATGTGCTGTTCTGGTTCCGGTTGACACCGATACAGCCCTGAACGAAGAAGGATCGTTCGATGTTCTGTCACTTCGGGTTGGGCGTATCGAGAGTTGGTACACTGATTCGGTCGATGTAAATCTATATAACGACCGTACCGGAAATCGAGAGACAATCCGTATCTCGAAGAACTCTGCTGCAATTGTGTATTCGCCGCTGTACGATGTGACATCTGCAAACAACTCTCTTGCAAACAGGCTAGCTCGAAAGCTCGACGCACTAGATGCGATCGACAATTCGGCTCTAGGTAAGAAGCTAGATTTGATAATCCAGCTTCCCTACTCAGTCCGAGGCGAACTGCGTCAGCAGCAAGCTGAAACTCGACGGGAAGCTATTGAACAGCAGCTTCGGAATTCTGAAATCGGTGTGGCCTATGTCGATGGAGCCGAGAAGATCACACAGCTCAACAGACCAGTTGAGAACAATCTTCTTGATCAGGTGAAGTATCTGTCTGAGCAGCTATACAACGCTCTGGGACTAACTGAATCAGTCGTAAACGGTACTGCTGACGCCGAGACCAATCTGAGTTATTACAATAGGACTGTCAAGCCGATTCTGGATACAATTACAAAATCGGCGACAATGGTTTTCTTGACCAAGACTGCGAGATCTCAGGGACAGAGGATCATCTATGTCCGCGATCCGTTCGCGGCAACGTCATTGGACTCGATTGCCTCAATGGCGCAAACATTCATCACCAATCAGGTGATGACGCCGAATGAAATTCGAAGCATCATTGGTTTGCCGCAATCGACGGATCCCAAGGCGGATCAGTTGGCGAATCCCTATACATCATCCGCGAATGCGGATCAACGATCTAACGAGGAAGGTCAAAATGACAGCACCTGATGGAACTGCAGATTTCGATGGGTGGGCAACCGTTGCCAATGTCAAGTGCTCGGATGGGCGTATCATCGCTCGCCAGGCATTTGAGCAGAACGATGGGGCCGTTGTTCCCCTCGTCTGGCAGCATGGTCACGACAACGTGACCAACGTTTTGGGTCACGCCCAACTTGAAAAGAAGCCGGAGGGTGTTTACGCCTATGGCTTCTTCAATGGCTCTGCTCAGGCGGAGCATGCACGTGAATTAATCGAGCACGGCGATGTGACCTCCTTGTCTATTTTTGCCAATCACTTGAGACAGGAAGGCAATATTGTCCGACATGGCAACATTGTCGAGGTCTCGCTGGTTCTGAAGGGTGCTAACCCCAAGGCCACCATCGAGAACGTGTCTATGGCTCACGGTGACGGCGATGGGTATTCGGCGATCATCAAAATGGGTGACGACGATGCAGTTCACGAAGACTTCGAAGGGTCTGAGGACTCCGAAGACTCCGAAGATAAGTCTCCTAATGGAGACAAGACCATCGGTGA